GTCTGAGGGACTTTAGCGATGCCCTCAACTTCATCGCATACTTTAACATCTGTAATATGATCAGTAAGCTATAACTCAAATGTGCTGTCGCTCAAACAAACACACCGCATCGCCCTCCTCTCTCTTTAAGTCTGAGTAGTAGACTCACTTAAGCATGTAACCGGGGCAATGACGTATTTGTCACTGCTTCTAAAACCAAACATCGAATCTGGTTTTCACATGATCTCTAGCAATTTGTCTGCTAGTTAGTTCTAATGGCACTCTAGATCGAGAGCACCACTCAAGCAAACGGGGAAAATACTCGTCCCAAACACCTTTCGGATGTAAAGCGAGCTCACACACGCAATGTTCAATGCGCGTTTGCAAATCGAGAACTGGATCCCGTGAATTCTTATACCAATAACCTTCGAAGAGAAAACTCTCAAAAGCTAATGGCGCAACCCACCCATAGTTGGGCGTGTTAAGAACTAACTGTCCAACCTCATCGTCATCAACCAAAAACGACCGCTTCAAAAACGTGACTTTACTAATATCTGTATAAGGCTCAAGCTCTGCTTCCTTTCGTCCACTCGTGTAAGTAAGACCAAATAAAGCCTTCATATCTCTAGCAACAGTCACCTGATTGAACAGGTCTCTCTTCTCATCTGAAACTGAATTCACATTATCATCGCCAAAAGTACACAATTGGACATGTTTCCACATATCTAAATCTCCTGTTGATGCAATGTAACACCCAGTCAAAGTAATCAAAGAATACATGGAATTGACTATGGTAGTTAAAGGATGGCCGCTAGGTAGCGACTTAACCCATTGAACAACATAACCAAGTCTCGAACCAACGCCAGTGATGTGGCGAGAATGTACAAGGTCCAACCACAAAATGTAGCGGACTGAATCATCCTCTTCACACCAACTAGCGTTGTTGTGACGATACCACTTATTAATATAGGTAAGCATAGCCATGTGAATCCAAGGCTGTTCACTCGAATCAAACCGGGAAAAATCTCCATCAAACACATTCGTCCCAACGCGCTGCAAAGCCTCAGCAATCTTAAACCACTCTTTATAATGGTTAATGCCAGGCGCCATTCCATTATCTACATAAGTGGAAAACATGGCAGCCATGAAAGAACCAAAATACATTCGAACAGCAATGGAATAATCAAACTCTGTCCCACTTATAACTCTCGTAGCAACACTTTCAACCTTGGCATTGGGTCGTAACTCATCCTTGAGGAAATCGGTACACAAATGTAATGTGCGCTCTCCCCTCTTAGCACACTCAATAATGTGCTCAACATCACGCCTCACAACTGCCAAATTCCTGTTTGCCATATCAATTTCACCTTCAAACCCAAGGAAACTTGTCTTTCCTGGTGTTGTGGGCGTGACAAACTTACGGTACTTGTATCCTGCACTCGTCTTCCTGTTAAAAGGTTTCAACTTCCAATGCTCTGGAGGTTGTATAGCCTGTTCAAAACTCATAACAATGAGCGGATACCCATCAGTAGCTCTCCAATGAGGTTGCATTGCTACAGTAACTACTGGTTCCAAATCTTCTGCACTCTTACACTCAAGATCTGTCTGGTATGCCTTCAAACCGTTCACCATAGGGTGCACAACACCGACATCTCTCTCAACCGTGCGTAAAATGGCTGGTCTCGAAGGTGAAGGTCCAAAGACCTGATCCTCTTGCATGGCAGTTGGCTTCAATCTAGAACTCGTACTGATATTAACAGGGTCCTTCAAAACACCAATTAATTCAAACGAGCCCTTGGTCAAGCCTACATCATCTAAAGCAGTCTGAAGTTCAACCCTGTTATTACCTTCAGGCACATCAATCTCATCTATCATAGAAGATTCTTCCTTATACGATCGTAAAGTCTTATAAATCTCCCGTGCCGCTTCCTGAGGTAACGTAGTAGCATAACCCTCCCGGATCACACTATTGTCTCGGCCAGCACTATGTATACCTATAATACACCGACCTCCATAATTAAGATTCTCTGCCAATGTTAACGGGGCTCCACAATCACCTTTGACGGTGGGGGCATCATACTTAACTAAACCAGACAACACATGTCCTGTGTCATTTCGCACAGTTCCAACATACTCGCACCACCGACTCAAATGAGTGCGTTGTATCAAATTACCGTTACGATCAGCCTTTGCAACATCCAATCTTACTCCATTGTTGGATCCAAACAAAATCTGCTTCATCTCATGCTGTGCCAGAAAATAATGTAAAATGTTTCGATTGGCTTTCATAAAGACAGCGCCAAATGAAACACCGGCTACATCATAACCCGGTACTTCCTCAATCCTGCATTGCAAAAATGCTCTGCAAGTCATAGTGCCCATAACACCGTGCTTAGCTGAAATAAACTTAAGCACAGTCTCACCTGGCACTCCTCGAATCGATAACAAAAAATGTTTGGGAAAAACGTAAACGTCCTGACCCAAACCAAGAAACTGGCCAATCACACCATCATCAGTAATGCACTTCACAGTATTCGCGTATATATTGTCATGTATATGCTCATTGGGTGGTACCCCAACTTGCGTCTCAACTTTAGACAACACATTATAAGTTGTCAAATCCATATGCTTAGTCTTTACAGCTGCAAACGTTCCATCATTACTCTGCATCTCTGGTTCTTTCGAATCCTTCTTCTTAAAACCTAACAATCCAAAAACGGAGCCGAGTATAGCCCAAAGGGCAGAAACACTTGCTACTACTAACTTGATAGTAAGCTTCACAACAAACCCAACTGCAAAAGCAAGAGACAATCCTGCCAATACAGAAGTAAGCTTGTTCCTTATTGGTAACTTTTCATACCAAAACATAAGTGTGTCCCATATGCTGTTCAGAACACTATGATGTGTTTCTTCAGCACAAGGAAAATCAAATATATCATAATCACTCAAGCCTTCTGACTCAGCTCCTAAAACGCTTCCATCATACGAAGCACTCCTAAGCTGATCCTCTTCATACTGCATACGTTGTTCACGAAGCTGTGACATAAAATCCTCAGCCTCAGAAATCTCTTCAATGCGCTCATTAAGAGCAAAACTGTTCAAACCTGACTGCATCTCCAATGCTTCGTCCAGTGCGGATCCCAATAAAGACGTATACCTCTTAAGGTCATTCACCTGTCGAGCATTGCTCTCACGGCGAAACTTAATCTCAGAGGCAGCAACTTCAACAGCATTGCGCAATCCTCCTGGCGCGCTCACATCAGAAATACCTTCACGGTCAAAGCCATGCAATTTCAAATCCCACATGTCCCAAGGCATAAGGTCCATGATAAAATCCACGGTCAAAGGGAGCGTGCTAGCTTGTCGCTCCTCAATAGAATCTAAAGCCTTACGAATGCGTTCTTCAAAATACTTAAAATCAAAGCGTCCATCCACAGTTGAGGCATGCGATTTCAAAGTAACCCAATACGCTCCTTGAAATCTACGCACCAAAGCTTCAGGTTCTGTAATAAACGGAGCCCACTCAGCCTTCACGTTTTTACTATTTGTAGTCCCAATAACCAAAGGGGTGTTCAAATAGAACTTACCCTTACTTTCAAG